CCTACGGGTGATTCGGCTATCCGAGCGTTACCCACCCCATATCCGAAAACAAAAAAAAGTACAAAAAAGATTCGTTTGTTATCAATAACTTATAAAAAAGTTGTAAAAAACGTGTTACAAATCCTAAAAAATGCCTGTATATATACATAAGAGATATACTTAAGTATATAAACTATAGTAAATGGGATATATATTAATATATAATATATCCCATAAACTTAAGTATAATACTTAAGTATGATCAATTAAGGATTGATTAACAATTAGCTTAAAGCTAATGAGGGTTTTCCCAAGTCAACCATGACAAATCTTTACGGTATTGTTGTTTTGAGGGACAGTCATGCCGATGCACTTGGGAATTTTAACAATGGTCGATTTTTAATCGACTAACCGTTAGCTGGTAAGCTAACAGGGGGCCGTAGATTGTGACTGATAGCAGAGCATTACCATATAGCGAAGTTGTCGCAAAGAAGATCCGTGAGGGTATTCGTAATGGTGTGTCGATGAAAGACATTATGGGGTCGATACAGAAGTATCAGAATGCCCCACGTTCTACGAATACTCTCTATAAGATCTATGGACAGATGATCTCAGAAGAACGTGCTGAGATTATAGGTCAGGTTGGTGCTGTTGTTGTTCAACAGGCACTTGATGGCGATTTTAAAGCTGCTGAGTTTTATCTACGGTCTAAGGGTGGTTGGTCTCCTACTCAAACTATTAATGAGGTTGAGCAGTCTGAAGACCCCGATCTTGATGAGGGTGCGATAAACACTTTGATGTCGTTGCTTGGAAAAAATGAAGATAACGACTAGTAGGCAACAGCCTACGTCTCGTCAGATTGCTCTGACAGCGGGAGATCTTAGGTCACTACCACCCGAAAAACTAAAACAGGTACTTTCTGAATTAGGACAGAATAAAGCTGAGGAGCTTAGGTATCTGTGGCCCTTTTGGGCTAGACAAGAGCAACTAGAGCCAGAGGGTGATTGGAACATCTGGATAGCTCTTGCTGGTCGTGGTTGGGGAAAGACTAGGGCTGGCGTTGAGTGGGTCAGAGAGCAAGTTAAATCTGGTAAGAAACGTATTGCTGCTGTTGCTCCTACAAACTCAGATATTAGAAGGGTTATGGTAGAGGGTGAGTCTGGTTTCCTTAATGTTTGTTGGAAGGGTGACAAGACACACAGAGGCGGTAAGATGGGGTTTCCTGTTTGGTCGCCTACCAACAGAACCCTAACGTGGGAGAATGGAGCTAAAGTAGAGTTCTATTCTGCAGAAGACCCAGAGCGTTTACGTGGACCACAGTTTCATGCAGCTTGGGCAGATGAGGTTGCAGCTTGGCGTAACCAGCAAGATGTTTGGGATATGCTACAATTTACCTTACGTCTTGGTCGTAAACCAAGGGTGATGGTAACAACTACACCAAAGCCCACCAAATTGATGAGGGGCTTAATTGCTTCTCCTGATAGCTACATTACCAGAGGATCTACCTTTGATAACGTAGACAACTTGGCAAAGCCATTCCTTGATACAGTTAGAAAAGAGTATGAAGGAACAAGGTTAGGGCGACAGGAGCTTTATGCTGAGATATTGGAAGAAGCTGATGGCGCACTTTGGACAACAGAAATGCTTGATCAGTGTACCATTGAAAGAAGTGAAGTACCAGAACTCAATCGTATTGTTGTTGCTGTAGACCCTGCTGTAACAGCTAAGACAGAATCTGACATGACTGGTATTATTGTTGCTGGTGTAGATGTAAACGGGATTGGATACGTACTTGAAGATGCCACGGACAGATTTAGTCCTCAACAATGGGCAGCGAAGGCTATCTCGTTGTACAGGGAATATAGTGCGGATCGTATTGTTGCCGAAAGGAACCAAGGCGGTGAAATGGTCCGTAGGACACTTGAAGCAGAAGATGAAACAGTTCCTATTCGCCTTGTACATGCTAGTCGAGGAAAAATGGCTAGGGCTGAACCTATATCTGCACTCTATGAAAAACATAAAGTCAAGCATGTTAAAGGTCTTGACGAGTTGGAAACGCAAATGAGAACTTGGGAGCCTTTAGGTTCTCTGGGATCTCCCGATAGGTTAGACGCTTGCGTGTGGGCATTGACCGACCTAATGCACCACGGTAATCCAACCCCTACCTTAAGACTTGCTTACTCTAGCGCAAAAGGTTTAGTGGCCTAAATGAAGAAGATTAGTGAACAGCTAGGTAAACTAGAGTTAGGCCAAGGCGGTGAGCAAACCCGCAATGGGACTATTCGTGCAGATGAGTTTCTGCAAGAGATTAAAGGTAAAAGAGCTATCAATAAGTTTCGTGAGATGCGAGACAATGATAGCACTATCGGCGCAATTATGTATGCCACAGAGCAGGTTCTGCGTGATGTAGATTATTATGTCGAACCAGCTAAAGATACAGCAGCAGGTAGAAAAGAAGCAGAGTTTGTCGAAACTATCCTAAAGGATATGGAACACTCTCTTGATGATCATATTGCAGAAGCCCTTTCTCACTTGACGTTTGGGTTTTCTTTGTTTGAAGTTGTCTATAAACGTAGACGTGGACCTAAAACAGATGATCCAAAATCTTACAGCAGATATTCTGATGGTAGGATAGGCGTAAGGAAGCTGGCTTCTAGGGCGCAATGGACCATAGAGAGCTTTGATGTTAATAAAACAACAGGCGATGTTTTAGGTGTTAAACAAGAACAAAACTATGGCTTAAAGTCTACTTACATTCCTGCTAGTAAGCTACTGCATTATAGAACAACAAATACAAATAATGATCCTTCTGGTCGTTCTATCTTACGGAACGCTTATACTTCGTATCAGTACCTAAAAAACTTTCAGAGTGTGGAAGCCATAGCTGTTGAAAGAGAACTTCATGGTGTTCCTATTGGAAGGATTGCTGCAGAGTATCTCTCCCCTGACGCAACTGCTGATCAGGTATCAGTGCGTAGTCAGATGGAGAAGATCCTAAGAGATCTTAAGTTCAATGAACAAGGCTATGCTTTGTTGCCTTCTGATGTATATAGAGACATAGATGGAAAACCAACCAACCAAAGAATTGTGGACATTGAACTTATTACAAGTAATGGCTCTCGCAACATTGATATCAACCCTATCATCAGCCGCTATCAGCACGATATTGCTAGGAGCGTTATGGCTGAGTTCTTGATGTTGGGTGCAGGAGCAAATGGCTCTTATGCGTTAAGCAAATCTAAAACTGACTTGTTCCTACGTTCTATGGAGAGCTATATCAACTCTATCTTTGATGTATTGAATAAGCAGTTAATTGAACCACTCTGGCATATCAATGGACTTAACTTTGACCTTATGCCAAAGATCTGCGCTGGTGATGTTGCCCCACATGATCTACGTGAACTTGGTAGTTATCTACGTAACTTGAATGGCGCTAACATAGACCTGAGTGATCAGGATGATATTGTGAATGCTCTGTTGGCTAACGCAGAACTTCCACCTAAGAAAGTAGCAGAAAATGGCAACTCTAGCTAATGCTGTATTCGATAGTGGCCTATCGACACTTACAACAAACGGTACACGAATTGATATCTGTTCTACAGAGCCTACTACCTATACAGAGGCCACCTCTACCTATACATTAGGTACAGATACAATTACCATTGGTTCTCCTGCAGATCGTACAGGGGGTGGTCGAGAGGTAACTGTCTCTGCTGTATCAGACGCAAGTGTTACAGGCTCAGGCACCGCTGCATATTATGCTATTACAAATGGTAGCACAACTCTGTATGCAACAGGGGATCTAACAACCTCACAAGTTGTAACTTCGGGAAATACATTTTCTTTAGGGTCGTTCACTATCGGTATTCCTGACCCAGCATAAAAGGGTTAGGTCATGTCCAGTAGGATATTACAGGAGAGTTCTGACCTACTTCTTACTGAAGCTAGTGAACCGATTATCAATGAGAACTTTATTGCCACAGATGGTATAATAACAGGTTCTCCAAGTGTTGCCACAACAAATATAAGTCAAGACCACAATTCAAGTCCTGCTAATATCTCTACAGGCAATTCTGTATTAGCCACTACAGCTATTACACAAGGCCATAGCTTAAACTCTGCCTCTGTAGCTACAAACCCCCCAGACCTTGCTACAACGAGCGTAAGTCAAGATCACAACTTAACTCTTACAGTTATTGTTTCTGGTCAAGTTGTAATTTCTACTGCAGGTCTTACTCAAGGCCATAGCCTTCAAGTAAATAGTATTGTAACTGGCTCTCCTGTTGTACCTTCTGCAACAGCTACAGAAGCAGAAAACTTTAGCGTTACGTCTCTTGTAACAGGTACACCAAGTCTAGGCCAAACAACCTTAACACAGGCCCATAGCCTAACAGCGGGAAATATCATAACTCCTTTCCCTGAGTTGGAAAGCGCAGATGATCCCAACGCTGTTGTAATCCAAGAAACACAGGAAATAGAGCAAATGTTAGGAGGTTGGTCGAGAAGAGCTTACGAAGTCCCTGATGGGAAACTTGTTCAAGCTGAACGTGAGATCCAGCAGACTTATGGAGATAAAGTCTCCATTGATCGTAAGGCTAAGTCTCTTATCAAGTTTGGACGTTCTGCTTCATTAAGTACAAACACCCTTGAAACTGTTTGGACTGTTGGTCAAAACGAAAGTTACGTTACAGATAACACTATTTCTTTTGTGTCTTCCTCTTCTGCCTCTGATACACAAGAAGTTATCATTGAGGGACACACCCTAGCTGATAATAAGTTCACTTTTGTCGTACAGACAGCAACTTTAAATGGACAGAATGCTGTATCTCTAACAACAGACCTTGCGCGTGTTTCACGTATGTACAATAACAATGGTACAGAGTTAGTAGGAAGAGTTGTGGTTTATGAGAACACCACTATCTCAGGTGGCATTCCTACAGATGTTACAAAAATCCACATTGATATACCCCAAGGCTTTCAACAGTCCCTAAAAGCTGCCACAACCTTTAGCAATACTGATTATTATATAATGACTGGGTTTTATGGGGCTGTAAGTTCCAAAACCAGCGCAGCAGTTGATTTTTATGTCGAAATCAGGGAAGTAGGTAAAGTATTTCTTCCAAAAGGGTGTTTTACAGCATCTTCAACTGGAGGCGGTTCTAACATTATCTTAGACCCTGCAATCATCGTACCAAAGAATGCAGATGTTCGTGTAAGAGTCGAAACTCCAACCAACAATGCCATAGTATTTGGTATCTTTAAAGGTTATATAGCTAAGGTACTTTAATGCCCTATTCTCGTAATTCAGAGCTTCCAAAAGCAGTGAGGCAAACCGTGCCAGAGGAAAAACATACACAGTTTCGTCGTGTCTTTAATTCAGTCTATGCAGACACCAAGAGTGAGCAGAGAGCTTTTGCTGCTGCTTGGTCTGCAGTAGAGAAAAGACAGATGGATGAGGACTTATTTACCAATCCTGCAGAAGCTCGCACAAGAGCCAGAATGATGGGACTTGGTGAAGAGATCCATACACACTTTATGAATGGTCAAGCCCTCTATATGCCAGCAGCTACGCATGAAGCGTACATGGAATACTATAATGAGCTTGGAGATATAGAAGACAAGGAAGAGCCTGATGATTTGCTTTCTAGGGTCTTGACCGCTATCATCCAAGAGATCACCAAAGTGGACATGTCTACGCTGGAAAGCAAGGCAAGCGACCACAATAAAAAACATGGGGGTAAAGGTAAAGTAACTGCTTCCACCTTACGTC